TCACTTGCCATTGAATTCTCTCCTGACGAATGGACCCGGACCGAACTGGTCCGAAAGTTGTGCGACGGCGACCGTGCAAGGCCCTGCATTGATGGCGCTGGCCCAAATCTCCGCCGGAACGCTGTATCGAGGGTGGTCGATATCGACCTGATGCAAGACCACGCCATTTTTAATGATGCGCAGGCGATAGCCTTCCCGGCTTTCGCCCAGCGGGACATCTGCCCCGTCCCAGCCATCACCATCGATACGTGTGCGCCGAACCCACGTGATCAGATTGCCGCTGGCCCGAAGATGGCATGGCGCATAGGGCCGCAGGCCTATCCCGCGTGCCTCGGTGGTTCGCGACCGATAGCTGCTGTCGTCCATGGACCGGCTTGCCGCGCCAATTCGCCAAAAACGCTCTTGCCCGCGTGCGGCGGGTGTAAGCTTGACCTGTTGGGGACCGCCATCCAGCAAAACGACGTATGATCCGGCTGGCCAGACGTCGGGCATGATGCCATCCGTTCCCGCCTGACCACGTAGCAAATCGCTGATCTGCCAGATATTTTTATCGACCGGTTCGGCTTTGGAAAACTGGATGATCTCCCAGTTCTCCAACGAACCGTCACCAATGGCCAAAGCATTGGCCCCCGCCAACAAAGCCCTCCACGTGACCGATTGCAGAGAGCCGCCCTTCAGACGGATACGAAGCGCATTCCCCCTGTCTACAATGTTTGGATCGGCCCGAGACAAGACCGATTCAGTTTTTCCGATGAAAGATCGCCGTGTCAGCAGCAGGTTCAGGTCATATCCGCCTTCCGCGTCAAGCGACGAATAGGCCGCCACAGATCCCGGCCATGGCTTCGCCGTAACGGCCAGATAGGGCGCATGAGGTCGCTCATCCCCCCGCAGCAACGGCAAGTCCATGAAAACCGGCATGACAGGCGCGGGCGGCAGATAGCGTCGCGCTGACCTTTCCTGCGGGGTGGTCAACACGGGGCTGTAGACACCTGGCTCAACCCGTATCGCATCAACAGTCATCACACCTGCCCGCTCCACCCGGTCGATCCGCCATCGTTTCGGCTGGGCAGAACCGTGCCGCATTCGGATCACGTCCCCCGGCCCCAAATCGTGCAACGAGGGCGGCAGGGCAAAGCGTGCCGTATCACGCGATACTGCAGCTTCGGCCAACCAGCGTTCGGCAATCGCGCGTCCTTCGGCGCGTGTCAGCGCCATTGCGAATTCACTGTCCGTAACCGTTTCTTGACCTGCGTCGGGCAAACTGGTTTCGGCGGTAGCAGCGGCATAATCACCACCGGCCTCGACATGCGTCAGGCGCAGATGACCCGTCATCTCGGGCTCGGCCGCGCGGGCTGTTGCAAAATCTGAAACCTCTTCCGCAATCGCCAGATGCTCTGATCCGAGTTCAGCTTTGACCCGTCCGGCACGAGGGATGAACTGCAGAACCCCGTCACGCTCGGCCGCGTCAAAACCATAGGCCAGCATCAGCGGTTGCAGGGCTGCACGCGCAGTATCGCCGCCACGGATATGATAGCCACGCACGACGCCAGAAAGGCGTGCGGTATCAAAGGCCACCACACCAGCTTCGCGGCAAATATCACTGACGACGGCCGACAGTCGCACAGCACCCGCGCGACCGTTCAGCCAATGTCCCCGCTCCCATGCCGGCCCGTCGGACCACAGATCACTGCGCCCCGGAAACGCAGGAAACGGTCGCGCGTCCCAACACCAAATATGGGCACGCGACATGTCAACCATGCGACCGCCCCCATCCATCGCTGGATTGTGCCCCGGATTTGCCCAATAGGACGTAACAGCGTGCACATAGGCTGACTGGATCGCATCATCGCGCTGTGCATTGGAATACCACGGCAAGGTGCTTTCCGAACTCATCGCGTCCAAAAACTTGTTCGGCTGGTTCGTCGCCTTATCAAGCGCGGCGCAGCCATATTCTGTGAACCAGAATGGCTTTGACCCCGGCACCCAATCAGTCGCCTGTGACGACCGCACGCCATTCGGACGATTGTAATGCAGATTTTCCCACCAGCTTTTCAGGTCTTTGTAACGCCAGACCCAAGCTTCGTCATAGGCACCATCCGTGATCGGGCTGCGTCGCTGGGCGTCACGATCGGCGCTGCCGGCGTAATACCAATCAAAGCCTTCGCCGCCGCAAACATTGGATTGAAGATACTCGGGATTCCCGATCCATCCCCAATGCGCGTCCTGATGATCCTCTCCCTCGCGCCAATCCGACAAGGGCATATAATTGTCGATACCAATGAAATTGATATCGTGATGGGCCCATAATGGATCCAGATGGAAAAACAGCTTCCCGTCACCGGGATGATGGCCAAAATATTCCGACCAGTCGGCGGCATAGCTGATTTTCACATCCGGTCCTAAAATCGCGCGAACGTCACGGGCCAGACGGATCAGCTCGGCAACCGCAGGATAGCTGTTATTCAGCCCACGGATCTGGGTCATGCCGATCATCTCGGACCCGATCAGAAACGCATCGACACCCCCTGCCGCCTTGCACAGATGCGCGTAATGCAGAATGAAACGACGATAAGACCATTCCTCCGGACCCTGATAACTGACGGTGTCGCCCTCTGTCGTAAAGTTGCCAATCTGCGCGCGCCCAAAAAAGGCAAGCACCTCATCGGCGGCGGCGGCTGTCTGATCAGGCGTTCCCGTCAGGCCTGGCGCGACAGATGTCGTAATCCGTCCACGCCAAGGCATGACCGGCTGGCCAATACCGCCATAGGGGTTGGGCAGATCATTCGCTGGCAACTGTTCCATCAGGATGAAGGGATAGAACACCGCTTTCTTGCCCGATGCCGCAATGGCCCGCACAGCCTCGATCACCGATTGATCCGATGGCGTGCCACCATAGACTGGACGATCATCCTTTTGCGCCACCCGATCCGCACCGGCACGGTCTATGCCACCTGCGCGCCAAGGCATTTCGTCGCCATCGCCATCACGATTCTCGACCTTCGGCTTCAGCGAGCAGTGGTTAATCCGCAGATCGTCTCCGAACCATGACACCACCAGCGATACCGATCCCACATTTGGCAATTCGCGGTCCAGCGTCGCCATCGAGGCTGTGAAATCCGTGCCTCCTATGGGCGTATTGACGTTGATCGAACGAACCTCTCCAAGGCCCAGATCCTGCGTCACCTGCGTCGTCGCAAGCGAATATTCCCCCGTTCCCGGAATCAGTGCCACTGCCTGAACTTCACGACAAAGGCCCGAGCCATCTTGCGCCGGCGACGTCACCTCGAATGTCAGCTGAGGCATCCGGTTGCCCCATGGTTCCAGGTTCAGATCCTCAAGCACGACATAGGCCAGCCCGCGATATGCAGGCGCATTCCCTTCTTCATGCGCGGCTATGGCGGGATCGGGCATTTGCTGTTCATCGCCGGAATAGACCCGCATGTTCAAATCAGATGCCGCAATCTCCTCGCCATCCGCCCAAACCCGTCCGACACCCAGAATGTGTCCCTCGCACAGCGCCAGCGCGACCGACAGACGATAGCTGATTTGGGTGACGCGTGTTTTGGGCGATCCTTTGCCACCGCCGGCATCCTCGGATCGTGCGATTTCCTCCAGCGGCGATGCCCAGATCACATGCCCGGGAACGCGCATCTGACCCCAGATGCGTGGAATGGCTGCCCCTTCACCAGCGGTCTGCAGACGAAGTCGGTCGATCCGCCCTGTCTCGACGGCCTTTGATCCGCCGCCCAACAACCGCTGGTCAATCGCACGACCGATTGTCGCGCCGACTGCGCGCCCGATGACGGCGCCCGACAGACCCAGAAACGCACCGCCGAAGCCGCCGCCGACGGAAGCCCCTACTGCGGACAGAACGATTGTGGCCATCGCAGCCTCCTTATTTCAACATGTCAGGGAAAGCAGAACCGGGCAGCAATCCGGTTCTGCCAGGGGATCGTCAGCGGACTGTCGATCACGCCATGTCCGTTATAGGCGTGGATGAACCGTGGCTGTTCGCCCGATTGCGACAGTATCCCTAGGTGCTTGGCAATCGCATCCTGTCGCATCCGGAACAGCAGCACCTGCCCCTCGCACAGATCGGTTTCGCGGTTGACGGGCAACAAATGCCGCAATGCTGCCTGCATCAGAACCTCGGTCCGCCCAACCTCGCCCCAATCGGCGGAATAGGCTGGCGCTGGTTCCGGCTCGGCACCATACAGCTCTTGCCAGATGCCACGGATCAATCCCAGACAGTCCGAGGCGACGCCCTTAGTGCTCGTCTGATGCTGATACGGCGTGCCAATCCAATCCTGTGCCAGTTCGACAACACGATCAGTCATTTCTTGAACCTACTTGCGGGGCCAGCAACCAATCTTCACTTGGCAAATGAGGGAATCCCCGAAAGTTCAGCAAGTTGGAAAATTTCTGGCTGCAGGTCGCGGCACGCTTGTCGCAGCCTGCGGTCAGCCGCACCCGATCGCCCGTCTGTGCGGTCAGCCCAAGCGATTGCCACAATTCGATTTCACGCCCACCGCCCGGCAGGCTGATATCATTCTTGATCGCTCCGTGAAGCCCGGCTGCCTCGCCGTCAAGAATACGCAAAACGCCACGCTCGAACCATCGCGCATTGAATGCCGGAAACTCAGAAAAACGGAAAATGCGCCCGTCGTCCAACCCCTCTATCTCTAACTCGGTTTGAAACGCCGTGCCTGAAAGAACCATTTTGCACCCGGCATCGCCAAGCCTTGCCGAACAGCGCGGATGAAACACCCGCCCACGCGCATTATTCAATGGCTCGGCAAGGCCGCGCAGCTCTGCCTTGAACTCTCCGTTTGATCGTGACACTTCGCCCATCGACCCGGCAAATGTCAGGCGACGTCGGCCTACATCCGACCAATCCACCTCCCACATCTTCAGCTCTGCCGCGTCCCATCGGCCCGCCAGAATATCGCGCTCGCTGATCGCGTCGTCTGACAGCGCCCCGGCAGCCTCTGAATTATCGACCGACAGACCCGATCCCTGAACCAAGGCACGCGCCGCCATTCCATGATCCGGGCGGAAACGAACACCGTCGAAACTGAGTGCGACGTCATGATCGGTGAATCCCAAAGTCAGCCCGTCCTTGCGCCGGATCATCCAGGCACGGGCGATTGTCGTGGTGGTCATAGGCGCACCTCAATCACAGGTATCTGAGGCACTTCTCCCGCCTGAAACGAAGCGACGGACACCGCGATCCTGTCCGTGTCAAACCGGACGGGAACGTCAAACTCGAAACCAACGGTGATTTCTGCTCCGACAGGAACCGGCCTGGTAAAGGTGATGATGCCCGTCCGGTTGTTCACCTCGAAATCGGTGCCAAGGAAAACCTCTACGCCACCAATGCCCGCACGCACCGAGTCCTTGACGATCTTCGCAATTGGTCGGGCATAGCTGAACGCACCGGACACATAATTCTTCACGATCTGAAACTGGGTCATTTGCCCGTCGCCCCTGGCAATTTCCTGATCGTGAAACGCAGGGGACTGGGATGGAACACAGCTTTTGTGGTCCGACCAATCCTTCCAACGAAACCCGTGCAACTGTCCTGCCCGAGCCTCGAAGAACGAAATCAGCGCCGATAGATCATTCAACGAACGCAGTCCCATGCCCGCGTCATAGCGACGCCGCGCATGCGCCCAGGGTGTGTTCCGTTCCTCATAGCCACTGGCCAGCGCCACGATCTCGGTGCGTCGTTCCGGGCCACCAATTGCGCCGAATGACAGATTTGTCGGAAATCGAACCTCATGAAATGCCATCTTCGCCTCCACTCAGCTATTTCTGTCGCCACGCGCCAGAACGCGACCCAACTGCGCCGCGATCTGTGATTGACTGCGCTGAAACCCCGCGACATCCGGGGTCGTGACATTCACCGTCACATTGACTGCGCGACCGCCGCCCCCGGCCGAGGCGACGCCCAGCCGACCATCCGCACCGCGCCGCAATGGCATGATCGCTTCTGGTCCTGCTTCCCCCATCAGGCCGGTCGCACCTCGCATCGGGAAATGCGTGGGCTGGCTGACAACGCCGCCCTTTGCAAAGGGCATCACGCGCCCCTGCACAAAGGCACCTCCGTTGGCAAAGGGCAAAGCGCCCGACAACATTCCCGCCAGCCCGTTTCCAATCGTGCCCGCCAGGGCATTTTCGACCGGCTTCATGGCAATCGAATAAACGGTGTCCGCGATGGATCGCCCGATTCCCTTCAGCGCGTCCGACAGTTTTGCGCCATCGAAGATCAAATCATCGAAGGCGCGCCGAAGCCCGGATTCAATACCCCGATTCAGCGTACCGACCTCGCGTGCGGTATTGGTCATCGACTGGCGCAGCCGAGCCAGCTCGGCCTCGAATTCCGCAGTCATCCGGCTGGTTTGGCCGAATCCTTCATCCAACTGGTCCAGCGTTCCGCCGAACCCGTCCTTGTTCGCCATAATGATAGCCCCTGTTCAGATAATCTCGTCGTTGTCCTGCGCGGCTCGGTCGGGAAAGCGGGCGGCCAGATCGGCCAGCCGACGGCGTGTCATCGCACCGGCCCCTCCCGCCTCGATCCCCAGCATCAGCGCCAGTTCGGCTGGCGTCAGCCCCCAGAACTGCTCTGGCGTCAGGCGAAGTCCGCGGATGCCAGCACGCATCAGACCGGGCCAATCCAGCCCGTCTGCCCTGTTCATGCGTCGATCCGAAAAGCACGGGCCAGCAATTCGGCGGCCAACCGCCCGGCGGCGACCGGACCGCCCCCGATCTCGACACTCAGCAGATCGCCGATCCGGCCACGCCAGCCGCCGCCGCGAAGTCCGGCAACCAAGACGGCCAGAACATCGCGGCTGCGAAAGCCACCTGCCTCGAACCGTTCGGCAAGTCCAATCAGGCTGTCAGCGCCCAGATCATGCTCCAATTCGGCCAGCGCGCCCAACGTCAACCGCGCGACATGGGCGGTGCCATCCAGCACAATCTCGACCTCGCCACGCATCGGGTTGATCATCACAATGCCACGAATGTCAGCGCCCCGGCCGAGGCCATGGTCATTTCATAGGTCGCCTCGCCGTTATAGCTGCCGGCATATTCCAGCGCTGTCACCAGAAACGATCCCTCAACCGTGCCAAAATCAGGGATGATCACCTGAAAGCGCGGCACCTCGGCATCAAAGAAAATCTGCCTTGCACGACTGTCGGTATCGGCGTCACGAAACACCCCCGAACCCGAGATCGAGGCACTGCGCACGCCCGCGCCGCCCAACAGCTCGCGCCAGCCGCCCTCACTTTCCAGATTGGTGACATCCACAGTCTCGGCATTGAAAGAAAGCCGTGTCGCGCGAAGTCCGGCGATGGTTTCAAATGCACCATCCCCGGTCATATCCATCTTGATCAGCAGATCACGCCCATTTTGTGCAGCCATTGCCTTTTACTCCTTAGCCCAGATCGACGCGTGCGCGGAATGTCAGATCAATCCGCCGCGCCGCCCCATTTTCCACCCGACGCGCCTTGGCGCGCAGGAACCACATTCCGCAAAGATGTCCTCGCAACAGGGTCAGATCGCGCCGTTCCAGCGCATCGGCAACGGCAACAGCCGCTGCCTTGACCGCAGCAAAACCAACGCTTTCATCCGTTCCCGACAGGACCGAGACGACAAAATCGTGCTGCGCACCCGCAGCGGTCATGTCACCCGCATCCCGAACCTCTTCCGGACCAAGCGAGACATAGACACCACTGGGCGCATCCACCGGCATGGCATCAAAAATCGCGTCGCCAACCAGCCCGGACAGCGCCGCATCTGCCCGCAATTGCTGATAAACAGCCCCTTGCAGTGCAAGACCTGCAGCATAGCTCATGCCATCTCCTCTTCTCTTGCGCGGCAGATCAGCCAGCGGCCATGCGGATCACACTCGGCAACCGCCTCAATTCGGAACAGACGTTCACCTAGCCGAAACCGTTGCCCAGCAGCCGGGCGTCGCGGATTGCCAGCCGGTGCCGCACGCACGGTGATTTGCCAGGACACGATGCTTTCTGCGCCCACCTCGCCAAAATTCTCGCGCCCCTGGCCTGCCTTCATCCCGGCCCAAAGCGCGCCAAGCGGACGCCAGACCACGCGATAACCGCCAACGCCATCGCCTTCACGCTGCGCCGCCTCAAGCGTCAACGAGACATTCAATCGTGGAACCGCCATCAGCGCGCCTCTCGATTGCCGCGCCCGGCCAATGTGCGCACCTGCCGCCAACGCTCGATCAGGGCGCTGACGCCAAAGGGCATCGCAGACCTGCTGCCCTCTAAGCTGCGATCCTCGTAATAGCGCGCGGCCAGCATCAAAACCGCCTGCGCCAAATCTGCTGGCACCTGATCCCAGCTTTCGCCAAACCCTGCGGTAAAGGTTATCGTCACCATCCCCCTGCGCGGCACATGCGGCAAGATGATCCCGGTCGGCAGAAGCATCGGCCGCTGGCCGTCCGGCAAAAGCCGCCAGCCTTCAGGCGACAGTGTCGTGACCGTCCCGCGCCCATCATCGATGCGAATATCATTCACCACCTGAACCGGCGCCAGCGGCAATGTCTGGCCCAGCCGGTCGCGCCAGTCGTCCAATTGCATCCGAAATCTGCGCGTCAACAGCACTTTGCCGGTGCGAGCCTCGATCGCAGCAATCGCGGCACGCAGAAAACCCGACAGCGCCATCGTTTCCGCACTGTCCTCGCCAATCTGAAACCCCGATCCAAGTTGCAAATGCTCTCGCAATAGCGCGACCGGCAGCGCCCCTGCTGCGGGCGCCGTTTCCTCTATCAGCATCATATTGCGGACCTCCCGTCCTGCCGTGCACATGATCACATCCAGGCAGACCCCGACCGGGGCCGCCCTTTGCCTGCAGTGAAAAGGATCGCGCCGCCGCGGGCCATCAGCGCGCGCGGACAGTTGCTAAAGCCAGAATGGCCAGCCAAGCGCGATCCTTTCCTTCGCCCTATCCCCGATGGATCAGGCGAATTTCAGCAGCTTGACCGCGCGGAAATCGGTGACGCCGCCGCCAACACGCTTGGTTGCATAGAACAGGACATGCGGCTTGGCGCTGAAGGGATCACGCAGCACACGCAGATCGGGACGCTCGACAATGGTATAGGCCGCGCGAAAATCACCGAACGCGACGGACAACGACTCGATGTCCATATCCGGCATGTCCTCGCTGATCAGCACCGGGTAGCCCAGCAACTGAGGCGTTTGCCCTGCTGCCAGCGCATCGGTCCACAGAAAGCGACCATCGGCATCCTTCATCTTGCGAATATTCGCCGCAGTTTTCGAGTTCATGACAAAGCTGGCATTCGCGCGATACTCCGCCGACAGCGCATAGATCAGATCAATCAGCGCATCCGCAGGGGTAGCCGCATCGAACTCGCCCAGTTCGCCGGTCATCACGCAGCCGATCTGCCCTTCGGTGGCCGTAGCGCTTGGCGCGACAGGATAGGACAGAATGCCACGCGGCTTCGACACGCCATCGCCCTTGATGAACGCGGCGGCTTCCGAACGAGCAAACTTGTCGGCGATCCGCTCGGCCAGCCAGGCCTCGACATCGAACGCCGCATCGTCCAGCAGCCGCTGGCTTGCCTTGGGCATCGCCGACAGCTCATGCACCGGGATCGAAATCCGCTCGATACCGCCCGGCGCAGTTTCAGCGGCACCGGCTTCATCCGCCCAGCCCGCGCCCATATCGCCTTTGTCGACCAGAACTTCGTAGGCCGAGGACTCGACGGCGACGACATTGGCCAGCTTGCGCAGCGATGCGCCCGTGCTCAGAACGGTCTGCACCGTCTCTGCCACCTGGGGCGCCGCCAGAAAGCCACCATCGCTGGCGACAGTCAGGCCCTTTTCCTCGATGACCAGACCACGCAGCCCGTCATCATCGCCGCTGCGCAGATAGGCGTTGAACGCCTTCTGATGCGGCACCTCGACCTCTGCAACGGTCGACAGCGGGGTGCGGCCACGAATGGCAGTTTTGCGATCAATCATGTTCATGCGCTCTTCCTGTGATTGCATTTTCTTCTGAATATCGTCCCGGAAACCTTTGAGCTCACTGACAAACCCCATCATGGCCCCCTTCAGGTCGGCAGGCATGTCGCCGCCGCCCGCGGCTTTTACCTCGGTCATGGTCTTCTCCTCATCGCGATGATCGGGGCCGACCCGCCCCAGCTTTTCAGATCACCCTGTTGGCGATCCGAACCCGTCGGGTGCGTGCCTGGACGCACCGAATGTCTTACTCGCCCCGCAGCGCCTGAGCCGCAGCGTTGAACACCGCCGCCATTTCACGCACATCGTCGGCGTCTTTTCGTCCCACCTTGGCCTCGGGCAGCATCGGAAATGTCACCAGCGACACCTCCCACAGCTCGACCTCGGTCAGGATACGACGCCCTGCCTGATCCTTCTCGGCGCGCAAAGTGCGGTACCCGATCGACAGCCCGTCAATCGCCCCCGCCTGAATCAGCGCGGCCGCCTCTCTGGCTTGCGCCACATCCGGCAGCAGGCGCCCCTTGACCCACAGGCCCTTCTCATCTTCGCGGATATCATCCCAAACGCCGATGGGCTTGGCCGCGTCGTGCTGCCACAGCATCCGCACCTTGTCGCCCTTGGCCGCCAGTCGCGCCAGACTTGCGGCGAAAGCCCCGGGCCTGACGGCATCGCCCCCCTGATCGGTCAGCCCGAACAGACTGGCATAACCCTCCATCACATGCCCGTCCGTCAGAAGCGGCGCCCCGCCTGCAAATTTCACTTCCAATCCCGGAACCATCTTGTCAGCCTCCCTTCGGCGCGAATTCCATAATTCCCTGCACCGCCTGCGTCAGGATGACGGCAACCACGCCGTAAACCGTCATCCACAACCGCCGCTCCAATCCTTCGATCAGCGTTTCGATCCGCTCCAACCGCTTCTCCATGGTGCCAAATTGCAGCGCCATGATCCGCTCCTGAGCTTCAAATCGCTGATCGTGCCAGCCAAAGCTATCCTTGACGAAGCGTGATCCCTCCATCCGCTCAGCCCTCATCCACAGGAGGCAGGCCCAACAACGCGCGTTTTTCAGCGTCGGTCAGGAACAGCGCCTCACCGATCCGCTTCCATTGCTGATCGCGCTCTTCCGCCAGCGCAGGAATACGGTCCGGATCGGGCCGCAGGTCGATCTCGGCCCCCAGATGCTCGGACAACCACCACGCGACCGAGGCCGCCACACGCGTCACCAACGGCAGCACCGTCAGGCGATAAAGGGCCCGGTGCGCCTCGGCATAGTTGGCATAGGTCGCATCACCCGGAATCCCCAACAACATCGGCGGCACCCCAAAGGCCAACGCAATCTCTCGGGCTGCGGCCATCTTGGTCTCATGGAACTCCATGTCCGAAGGGCTGAACCCCATCGGCTTCCAGTCAAGGCCGCCTTCCAGCAGCATCGGGCGCCCTGCGTTGCGTGCACCCTGATGGTTCATCTCGATCTCGCCGACCAGCCGATCATATTGATCCGGACTTAGCGTTCCGTGCCCGTCAACACCCTTGTAGACAATCGCTCCACTTGGCCGTGCAGCATTATCCAGCAATGCCTTGGACCAGGCAGAGGCGCTGTTATGCACATCCAGCGCCACGGCAGCCGCTTGCATCGGCGACAAACCGTAATGATCGTCCTGAGGATGAAAGCTCTTGATGTGGCAGATCGGATCAGGCGATCCCGTCATGTCAAAGCGATGCTTGCGCCCGCCCACCGCATATTCAAACGCCACCGGCCAGCCATCGGCACCGGGAACGATGCTCATCCGGTCCGAACGCAGCACATGCAATTCGTCCGGCAATCCCGATGGGTTCAACCCTGCGGCTTCAAGATAGCCATTTCCGGACAACAGCATCTGCCCGAACAGGGTCTCAAACAGCTCGGCCTTGCCCTGTCCCGGGTTGGGACGGCGCAGCAGATCCAACACCGGATGCAGGTCATAGCGCCGCTCCCGATCCTCGCAGATCAGGGGCACCGCCGCCGCCGCTTCCGCAATCAGCTTCACCGATCGAAACCCCACCGGGTTTGTCACAAACCCGCCACGGGTCAGCGACCCCGTATCCCGCGCCGACCAGACGACGCGCCCACCGCCATTGGCAAATGCCACGACCCGCCCTGTGGCGCTGGCCTTCTTTTCCGGCGCGGGAACCACTTTTTCTTCCCGCGTAAACAATCGAAACGCCATATCCGCCTCCTTGCCCAATACAGTAAAAAGGCCGCCCCCGGGACGACCCTTTCTTCTTTGTTCAAATACCCGATCAGCGCGTCACAGGCGCCGCATCTGCGGCCTGCGAAAGCCCGCTGCGGGCTCTATCATCAATTCGTGGATCGCCCAGACCAGGGCATCGACCCGATCCGGCGACCCGCGCCCCTCGAAACCGCGCACCGTCATCTGACACATTTGGTCCTCCAACGCGCCCAACGATCCGCGCCGCAAATGCCTGATACGTCCCTGCTCATACAGCGCCGCGACAGGTTCGGCCCGCAACCCTTTGCCACGACCTGCGCGCAGCGCCCGAAACGGCACCAGCGGATCAATCTGCCGGATCACGCTTTCAACCAGGTCACCGCCCTGATTGACCTCGGCCACCAGCTTCTCGGCGCCATGGCGGTCCATCGCGGCAATCGCCGCCCGCGCCCAGTCGCTTGGGCCGCCCTTGATGGTCGCGTCTTCCAACACATAGCCACGCCACTGACGCGGCTCACCCTCGGCCACGACACCTGCCACGACAATGCCGCATTCGTCGCTGTCTTTCCCGCTTGTGACCGCCGGGTCGACCGCCACGACCACACGGCTCAGCTTCGGCACCTGATCCACCCGCGCATCTTCCAGCATTGCAGTTGTCCACAATGCCCCTTCGACATCATCCAGCAATACACCGTCCAACTCCTGCCGGCCCAGCCGCGTCCCGCCATAGCGCGCCTGAACCTCGGCCAGAAAGCTTTCGGCCAGATAGGCGCGGTTCGCATCGGTTGGCGCATGCGTCGTCACGGTCGATGCGTTCTGCAATATCCGCTTCAACACCCCGACATTGCGTGGCGTCGTGGTGACGACCTGCTGCGGATGATCGCCCAGACGCAGCGCGAATTGCAGCATGTCCCAGACATCTTCACCCTTTTTCCACTTCGCCAGCTCATCGACCCAGGCTGCGTCGAATTGAGGCCCGCGCAAAGCTTCTGGTTCATGCGCCGAATAAACGGTCGCTGTTGCGCCATTGGCCCATACCAGCCTCCGCCGCCCCGCCTCCCAAACCGGACGGCGGTCGGGGGGTGAGCAGGCCAAAATCCCCGACTCTCCGAACACCATCACCTCGCGCGCCTGATCGAAAGTCTCGCCCACCAAGGCCACCCGGTGACAGCGCCCCGGTGCGGCGGCGGTCGACCCCTCAACCATCCGCCGCACCCATTCGGACCCGGCGCGGGTTTTTCCCGCACCACGCCCGCCCATGATCACCCAGCTTTTCCAGTCACCCTCGGGAGGCAACTGATGTGGCAGGGCCCAGAACTCGAACAGCCAGGGCAGAGCCATCAGGGCATTTTCCGACAGCCCGCCCAGAAATTCGTCAACCTCCTCCGGCTCGGCGGAGGCAAGCCAACCGGCGCCCGACTTCATCTCGTGCCGCATCAAGGTCGAGGCAGCCTCCTCCGATCCCGCCGGCGATATCCTTGCGAAGTTTGTCAACCCTGTTCCTTTCCGCCATCAGAAGATGCACCGCTTCGCGGATACCCTTCGCGGTTTGTATTGCCTGTTTCAGTTCCGCCGGATCGACGGTTCCGGAATTCTGCGCTTTCAGTGCGGCCTCATGGTCCTTCAGGTCTTTGATGTAGGACCAGAACAACCCCTCGGCGACGGCCAGCGCCTCCTCTGCGCTGACCGTCCCATCAGATGCGCCGCCCTGCACCGCGACCCGATCACCAGCCACAAATGGTCCTTCGGGATCACAGACCCCGCCCCATTCCATATCATTCAT